CTGCCACTAACAGAGAGCGTGCTGCCAATTCTTGAAGCCTGTGATGCTGCCCCATCGACTTGGAGTTGCACGGAGGACTGAATCTTGTGGGTGATGTCTGCTCGGGCAGGCAAGGCAGCCGCCAAAGTAATCCCTAATACCAAAAGTGTGCGGGTCATTTAATGCCGGTTTTGGTGTCCTTGTTATCAACGATAGTCGGCTTCTTGTTGCCGTTTCCATTCGACTTTCGCTCGATACCGAACGACGCCATCGCGCCTGTAAGTAATGACGCCACAAACGTGTTGTCCATCTTCATCTGCGGGAAGATCCCGAGATAAGAGACAGTCAGCAGGGCGGCACTCCAGGCGAGTACAAGAGCCTTAACGACATCCGCGATGCAGATGCCTTCCTTTTCCTGATGCTCCTCGGAGTTGTTAGCCATTGCATTGCAGAGCTACCGTTACAGCGTAACCAGGCCAGGCACATGCTTCTAATCCTTAAGCCGATCCTGATGACGATGTGGCGATCGAAGTCATTTAAGGAGCTGATCGTCGCGATGCTCGAGAAGATCGTCTCGAGGACTGACAACGACCTCGATGATCTCGCGGTCAAGCATGTACGCGAACTGCTGTTGCCCGAGACCCGCATCGATAAGTGAGGCCCTGGATAATGGCATCGCTCGCGCTGCTCCCTTTTTTTCAGTTCTTCCGGGGTACACCGCATCAGCTTGCTGCCGTTAAGCAGCTCGAGGATTCGCTGCCGCAGGAGCTGCTAGATGAAGATGCCGCCTGGTTCGACGCTTGGCGGGCTAGCGGTATGCAGCAGCAGGTCTTCGGCGTCCCTTACTTCCGGCAACTCGAAAGCTCGAGCGGCTACGGCGAGCGGGAGTGCTTTAGCGCGGCGGCGGCGATGGTCGCTGCGTTTCATGACCGAGCTAGCAGCCTCGATCTCTACAACGCTATGCGCGCGAAGATCGGGGAGACGACCTCGGTCGAGGTTCAGCTCGAAACCCTTCGGTTGCTCGGCCTCGAGGCGAGGTTCTCGCGCAACGTGACTTCAGACGAGATCGAGGAAGAGATCACGGCAGGACGTCCCGTGCTCGTCGGCTGGCTGCATCAGGGCAACATGCTGCGAGGGGAGCCGCCGATGTGTGGCAGCACGACCTGCGGGCATTGGTCGGTGATTGTCGGGATGGACCCCGACTATTGGTATATGCACGACCCGCTCGGTATGCCTCGGATCGAAGAGGGCGGGCACGATCGGTCGATCGCAGGTGATCGAGTCGCGGTCTCTCGCCCGGCCTTTTATCAACGCTGGTCTGTCGACGGTCCCGCTACGGGCTGGGCGGTGTTTGTACGGGGTGAATAGTCTGGGGTTTGTTTTGGCCTGTGGGAGTTCTCTGCGACTGGGAGATTAAAGCCCGCTGCAAGGGCGGCATGGTTGAGAACTTCGACCCGGAATTGATCAATCCCGCGAGCCTCGATCTGCGGCTCGGCGGCTGGATCATGATCGAGAGCATCTACAGCCCCGAGCTGATCCGCGTCGATATATCCGACACGACGGAAGACAACCCCTTCATGATTCAACCCGGCGACTTTCTGCTCGCCGAAACCATGGAGATTTTCAACCTGCCCGAGGATGTCAGCGCGCAGTTCGTGTTGAAGTCATCGAGAGCTCGTGCAGGATTCAATCACATGCTCGCTGGCTGGTGTGATCCCGGTTGGCACGGTTCGACTCTTACGCTTGAACTCAAAAACGAGCGGCAACATCACCCCCTGCCGATCTTCCCGGGAATGAAAATCGGGCAGATGGTTTTTCACTCAATGTCGAATGTTCCGTTCGTGAGCTACGCAAAAACGGGGCACTACAACAATCACCTGACGGTGATGCCGAGTGTGGCGTGATGAACATCTCTGCGCTATAGCGGGTTCAATCCGTCGCGAGCTCGAGATGGAATGGATGGTGATTGAGAAAAGCCTCGAGGAGGAATTACACCTCGAGGCGACCGTCCGGGAGATTCGAGCCTGCGAAGATCTCGAGAAGGTGCGGGGCTTGTGCGTTGCCCTGACTCGGCAGGCGTGGCATCAGACCAAGCTCCTAAAGCAGGCTGTCGGTCACATCGCTGAGCTCGACTCCGGCGGGATGTCGGCGTCATAGAGGATCTGCGCGTAGCTGTAGGCCCACTGAGCCTGCCAGTCCTGCGTATAAGTCCGGACCATCCCGGCAACCTCTACTTTCCAGACCCAGGTGTCGCCCTCGAGGACGCGCTGCATCGTCGGCTTGCCCATAAAAAAAAGCGCGGCCCCCTTACTAAAGCCGCGCTGTTTAATTCTGCTTTGAATCAGAAGGGAACGTCGTCAGCCTTAGGCTTAGCGTCAGAAAGAGCCATCAGCAGGTATTCGTTGCCCGCCGCGCTCGTCTTAGGCATCAGACGTCCGCGCAGCTTCACGCAGTCCTCGCCCTTCTGGTTTTGACACCGCTCGGCGTTTTTAGCCCACGTCACTAGTGAGGCGAGCTCAGAGAGGGGTATCTCGAGCATCGACCAGTAGCTGCCGGGTTTGTCGCGGTCCGCGTTGAAGTTGCCCCACAGGGTGAAGGCGTCCTTTGGATAGTCAGTCATTTGCCTTTGAAGAATCGAGAGATGATGATGCGAATCGCCTCGGAGGCGTTGTAATCGCGGCTCTTCATGAAGTGCCGCAGGTGTTCGGCTACCTCAGGGGGCAACCGAACCTGAAAAAGATTTTCATTGCCAATGGGTTTTTTCTCGGTCATACGACGGGGGCGTATTTCTGGATCCAGTCCATGTGTTCTCGGGCCTGAATCGCCGGGGCTACTTTCGCACTAGCTGCGAGGCCGAAAGCCTTTCGGAAGTCGTTAAGAAACTGCCCCTGCTTTGCCTTCGGCAGGGTCTTGATGATGTCTAGGCACGTTTGCTTGTCGTCATCTTCTAGCGGGCGCTTTTCAGGCGGTAGTTCCTGAACAGAAGCCGCAGTTGCAGGATCGGCCTTCGTCTGAGTTTCCCGGTGCGGGTTCTCGATCTCCTCTCGAGCCCACAGTTGCCAGGCAAGACCAAACGTTGCAGCCGCCGCAGTACAGAGGCAGCGACGGTGAGTGTCGGTGAAATCACGGGCGGAAACTTTCGCGAAGGCGATCGGGGCATTGCGGTTATCCATCACCGACTGAGGGAAGTCGGGAGTGCGCTCGCCGTTCGGTCCGGTGAAGTAGCCGACGACGTAGGCCGTGCCGTTCGGAGCTTCCCACACATGGGAACCCGAGGGGGAGGGCTGAACGTTGAACTGCCAACCGGGGGCGTTCTCGTGCATCAAATGCGCGACGCGGCACCAGTTGACGTAATCGGCCTTGTAGCTGCCGGATCCTTTTTGGCTGACGTCATCCGTCGTAATGACGCCGCCGAGATTAGGAATCGAGAGCGGTGACGGTGATCGTTGTTCCGACGGGTTCGTCGTGTCGGGCATAACGCTTGAGGGAGTGAATCGAAACGATGAGAGAGTCGTCCCTTAGGACCGCTCGAGTAACCGAAAGGGCATCGCCTACGGCACGGACGAGCTTGTCATTGTCGGGTGGGACGATGTGATGAATAGGTGCTGAGGGGACAGTCTCATGAGTTCGTCCCTTCGCCGTGCTGAAGTGACCTTTCGGCCTAGGGAAGACAAACTCACAACGAAGAGAAACAGGGGCCTCTTTGTTCCACGATTCGGGAAGGTGCTCGAGGGCTCGCGCCGCTACGTCTTGCCGCCAGGAGTACAGTTTATCAGCGTTGTTTGCGACAACGTACTTCCCTCTGCGAACCGACATAGAGCCCTGTGGAACAGGGATCCCGAGCACGGTGAATGTGAAACTATGCGGCTTGTTCGTCAAGGTAGGCTTCTGCTCCTTTGACGAGAAGCATATTGCAAACCATCTGCATTGAGGGCTCTTTGTAGTTTCGAGCGATCACCACCCCGTTAAGGGAGTGTTGAACTTCGATTTTTAGAGACTCTTTCACGAGGTTGATCGCATCTACTGCCTCCTGAGTAAGACTCGCATGAAATTTCACGGGGCTGAAACTGCTTTTTTTGATCTTGCTAGGCGTAGCATTTTCAGGCTTGTTTCCGCTCAAGTTTTTTGGAACGGCGTACCTGCCCGGGTACTTCTCATCGATAAATGCAGCGACCTCATTAACGTTCCAATAAATCTTCCTCGGGGGATACTTATCGGCTGTGTAATGAACGCCCGCCTTCAACTCTCCGTTGTATTTCCAGTTGTAGAGAGTCGGGGAAGGAACTCGAAAGAGCTTTGATGCGGCAGTGGTGGACATCCACTGAACGCCGTTTTTGTCCTTGAACTTGTTCATAGGTCGAGAGATTTACAGGCAGAGGTGACGCCCGCCTTGCAATCGCGCAAGGTCAGGTCGTCGAGTGTTGTCGTGAGGCAATACCAGAAGGCCCAGCAGAACAGGCCGATGAAGACGGCCCAGAC